GCCATAGATCGGCTCAGACAGCCATGACCTATCCATGATGACATGGTCATCGTAGGTTAACGCTGCTGTCATGCCACGAAAATACGTACGGCAAAGGTCCTCGGTATTCATACCTTTATACGGGCCATGCTTTACGACATGGGTCATCTTGTCCTTCTGCAATCGTTGTCGCAAGGTCTCTGACAGGGTAGTCTTTCCCCCGCCATCAGCCCCTTCTAGAATTACGATCATTTAAGATACCCTCAAGTTTTGATAGTGTGTCTTCAAGCGATGCGGTACGCAAGTAAGTTGCCTGTTGCGCTGCAGTCAGTTGAAGTTGATAGCTATCCATGCGTTCTAATTCATGGAGTGTGTATGCGTAGGCGGCATCAATAATGCCAAGCTCTTTAGGATCGCCGCCAAGCACGCAACCAGCATGCGCAGCATGTAAATAACGTACGCGCCACCAGCCGCAGCCTGCATGACGATACGTTGGGCAGAGTACGCCTTTATAGCTACCATACTGCCAAACAACATCGGACTCAAGGATTCTAGGCTGACCTAGTGCCTTGCCACCTACACTATGTATAGGCCACGCAAGGTGCTGGTCAGTAGCCCAATCATGCGCCTCTTTTGATAGGGATGCGTTGTACCACTCGGTTTTGCGATGATACCAAGACATTTGATGCACAGCAGGCATTTCATACAACGGGCTTGGATCCCATGCAATAATGTCTTCTACTGGCAAACCCATGGCCTTGGTGCTGCCCCATGGAAATAGCGGAGCAATCCACGTATGCTCACACAACGACTCAGGCGCAATCTTGTTTTCCCATGACGGTAAGATCTTTTGAAAAGCCCAATCATCAAGGCAAACATAAGCATCAAAGCGGCTTTCTAAGGCCCACAAGGCCCCATCAGGGTTCAAAGCATTGTGATCCAAGGGGTACAGGTACACAAATACTTTGTCGTAACGTGAGAGGTCTTCACCCGATGTAACGGCGCGATGGTCAACGTGATGCCCCATACGACCAAAAGCTGATGCCATCAATTCAGGAATGGAAATAAACTTGGTAGAGCTTGCACGCTGCGGATGGTTGGTATGCGTCTCTGTAACGCCGGTAATTAAGATATTCATGGCAGTGCAAGCGTGATGTAGCCCTCAGCAGCGTCGTGATTCACATCACCTGATCTGCCGCCTGCTTGGATGTATTCAGCAACTGTCATGCCAGTGCGGTACAAAGCAAAACGTTCACGTGACAATGTGTTGTTACGCTTTGGGTTGGTTTCTGCAACCAAAGTAATGATTGCTTTTTTGTTTGCACGGGCGCGTAGCTTTGCTTCTGACATGTCAGTATCTTCCTGTTGTATGGTGTTAAGTCTTTCGACAATAGCGGTAAGTTGCATATAGATTCCTTTCAATGGTCAACGGGATTGATTGTATCACGATTAACGTAGTCACGCACTGCGGTTAACAAAGTTTGCTGCGTTTTATCTTTTCGCCTGATGGCCATCATAATGGCTTCATCAATGGTATCTTTGGCCATGATGTGGTGCACAACAATATGATTCTTTTGACCCTGCCTCCAGAGTCTGCGAATAAACTGCTCGTAGATCTCAAGGCTCCAAGTCAGCGAGTACCAGATGACAGCATGCCCAGTACCTTGTAAGTTAAGACCGTGACCCGCCGACATTGGGTGAGCCAAAAGAACTGATGTCTTACCGGCGTTCCAATCATCAATAATAGAATCAAGTTTACGACCAACAACCCCACTGCCAATGATAGGCGCATTAGGAAAGGCAGCCTTAAGCCTCTCGAGGTCATGCGCAAAATGATAACCGATGATGCAAGGTTGGCCTGATAGCTCCTCGACCAGATCGAGAACCGCTTCAGTCTTCGCGTCATGAAGGTGCGTTGAGATTCTAGCATTACCACTCCCATCATCATCCAAGTATGAGCCACCATTGGCAATTTGCTGGCCTTTCATTACGGCCACGGCAGCGTTGACAGCCGTTACATTCCCGCTATTCAATTCTACGGTCAGGTTGTTTTCAAAGGCGTCGTACAGTTTTCTGGCATTAGGGGGTAGATCTACCATAATGTCGTTATAAGTTAACTCAGGCAAATCTAGATGGTCCAGCGCCGCCATACGAAGCACTTTGCCAGCCAACGCCGCATGGATCCTAGCCTCACCATCAGATTGCAGCTTCCACTCGTACCCGCCGTAACCGGAAGGGAAGAAGTATTCTGTTCTGAATCGTGAGATGTAAGGGCCAAAGGTAGCCCCTTGGTCAAGGATTAGCTGCGGGCCAAAGATGTCAAGCAAGCTGTTTGGAGCTGGAGATCCGGTTAAACCCCACCTGCGGTCAAACTTGTCCAGCAAAGGCTTTATTGTTTTAAACCGCTGAGTTTGCGTGTTTTTCATATAAGATATCTCATCCACCGTCAGGATTTGGAAGGGCCAATCTTTGCCATTAAGTTGCGAAGATAGCCAGCCAAGGCCTTCAAAGTTGATAACGTATATGTCATGCTGCTGCTTTAAGACTTTAGCCTTGGTTCCACCATGCAGCACGCCAACGGAGTAATCCGCAAACTGTTCCCACTTCTTAGCTTCAGGCGGCCACACGCCATGCACAGGCCTAAGTGGAGCAATGACCAGCATTTTCTTGGCCATGCCTTTAAGCTTTAGGATTCTGAAAGCCGATAGCACAACAGCTGTTTTACCAAGCCCGGGATCCAGCCATAAAGCTGCCGAGCCTTTTTCCACCAGAAACTTTACAGCTTCTTTCTGGTACTCATGCGGTTCCCAAAACATTGTCGATACCTTCCTTAGAGTCAATGATGTGAACAAGGTGGCCAAACTTTTGCAAGTCGTTATGCACCTTGTCCTGCAACGCTGAGGTTTTGCCTCCGGGCCGCTTTAGTTCTACCCACAAAACCCCGCCACCTTTCAACGGTACAATACGATCGGGCCAACCGCGGGCATAGCGTACGTTCAACTTTAACGTAAGCAAGCCACGTTTCTTGCAAGCGGCAGAGAAGTAAGTCTCCACATGCCGCTCAAGCAATACCTTGGTTACCATTGGCAAGGCCCGCCATTGGATTTGCGGAAGTGACACCACCTGCAGCCGTAAGACGGCTTAGGCGCAAAGATGTCATCATTCTCAAGTTTACCTACACGTGCTGAAAGCCAAGCTTGTAAGTCTGGGAACTCTTTGCGTGTGTATTCTGGGTAGGGTGATTGCTTGTTTAAGTCAATGTAGCAAATCTCGGTGGTTACGGTCTCTATTTCAGGGTGGCTGGTCAAGATGATTGTTGCATATAACCTTAATTGCTCACCATACTCACGCTCTTTGCCGGTCTTCCAGTCAAGGACGTGGGCTCTGGCGCCATCGAAGTACACAGCATCATAGATACCCCTTACCCAAGCCTCGGGGGCCTTGAAGTCACATGGTTGCCAATCCTTGGTCACAGCAAACTCTACCTCGCTGCGAGTTTTCTTTGCAACAAGCTCTTCAAGGTAAGGAAGCCAGAACTTGCGTTCATCGGGAATTAGATTGAGATTGATCAAAGCATCTTCAAACTCGGCGTGAATCATTTTGCCACGCTCCGCGGCGTCACCGGCTGGCTCATGTCGATGCTCGATGCGAGTTAGCTTGTACTTGTAAGGGCAATCTTCGTAGGTTTTGATTGATGAGTTTGAGTATGCCATCACTGACCTTTCAATGTTTCATTATATGGGAAGAATGGCTTTGGGTTATCAACAACAAGCTTTACCTGCTGCATGCCATTGCGGCTTCTAAATCTGGGGTCTTGCAAGAAGATGCTAGGCCGCGGATCGCTTTGCCATTCAAAGGGGCTTACCACATGAGTAGGTTTATTGCCTTTTGCAACAAAGCAACCTCTTTCATGATCATATTTTATTAGTTCCATTATTTGCATCTTGTAGTTTCTCGTAGTATTTTTTAGGGAATGGATCTTTTTTATCTAACAACTGTCTTAACCACTCAGCCCCGCCAAGATGATTAAGAATATGCCAATGTCTATCTGACATTCGTACTTGTCTGCCTATTAGTTTTTCAGGCGGTTTAGGTCTGGGCACCTTTCATACTCCTTACGTATGCGGCAAAGCTTGCCATTGTGTCTTTTTCAAACGCTTTAAAGTTGTCAACTTCTTTTGCCACTTCTTCCAGGGCGTCGTTTCTGATCTTGTTTGAGATAGGGTCAAGCTGTTTCATAAGCATTTGCCGCTTGCGCCAGCCCAACGCTTTTTCAAGCTCGTTAAACGCCTCATCTTCTTCAGTCATAGCGGCCTCCAAACGTAAAGATCCATCAACACAACAATTAGGCCTACAAGAAGCAGAACCCTTTCAATCTTTTCCCAACGTGTCATCATTTGACCTCCTGATACGTGTTGCCGATTTTGTAATCACTGACCATGGGCACATCCATCGTCAAAGCGTTGCACATGGACCATGTCAGGCATTCAGCCTCACGAACCACATGCTCTTCCGGAGCTGAGATAACCAACTCATCATGCACACTAAGCAGAAGCCTACTACCCTGACGTTTGCTTTGATACAACAGCATGGCAGCCTTGGCCTGATCAGCCGCGGAGCCTTGAATCAAAAGGTTAACCCCTTTGTAATCGAACTCACGCAGACGGCCATTGATAATCTTAGGCGGTTCCATCTTGATGAGACGCCCGCCAATGGTTTTCAATGGTTGGTTCAATTTATACCTTGTCCGCATGGTGGTCTGCATCGTCTTGAGGCCCGGAGCCACTGCGGTGGTATATGTATCCACCAACGTTTTTGCCATTTCATAATCTATCTCCAGCATTTCACTGATTTTTTTAGGGCCTGCGCCGTAAAGAATAGCAAATGATACGCCTTTGGAGTAAGTCCTTGATACCTCACGGCCGCTGGCCTCGGTCATCATCTTAGCTGCGTAGGTATGCAGATCAGCACGAGCATCGGCTTGATATTGCTGCATCAATGCGCCGCCTTCAAAGTGCGCAAAGATACGCAGCTCTTGAGCGTTGAAGTCACATGCAATTAACTTATGCCCTTCATCGGCTAGGATGAAGCTGCGGATGAGCGGAAGGGTTGCCACATCCAAGTCGGGTGGGATGCCAACCTTCGGGTAACGGACAGGCGCATTTTGAAAGTTAGGTGTTGAAGAGAGTCTGCCGGTTCGTGTACCCCCACGTTCACCTCGTACACTGTTCCAGTTGGTGTAGATTCGACCTGTAGATGCAGAAGCTTGTAACCAGGGCTCAATGAAAGTTGACAAACATGTTGATAGGTTGGCTCTATATCTGAGGACATCTTTTAACTCCGTATGCGTAATTAGTTCTTCAAAGGTTTCCTTGTCGGCCCTAGGTTGGCCTTTATCCGTGGTAGGCCACCCATTATCTTTGATCCAGTATTCTGTGGGATAAATACTATTGACCAGCTCTTTATCGCTGTCAAGATTCAACTCAGGAGAACCTAACAATGCGCGAACCCAAACATTACACTTTTCAATATCTATTACTGCTTGCTCTTTTGCTTTTTGCAAACCGACTCGATCAACCCTTACGCCTAACCGCGAGTTTTCAAGCAACATTGGAATCAAAGCCACCTCACGGTGGTAAGCCTCCAGTTGTGCGGGTAAAACCTGCTCGATGAGATACTCATAAAGCTTGCTTGTAAGCCGCACGTCAGCTGCAGCGTACTTGCCTACCAATTCCACGGGGCCACGGGAGATGTATGCACCCCATGTAGACTTTTTACGACGTGCCTCATCAACATTAGCAAGGATCCACTCCTTCAGCTCATCCCTTTCATTAGGCGTGTCCAAGCTC